TTGACTGGTTTCCAGTCAACGGAGCTTGCTCCAATCTGATATTTTTACTTTTACCTTGTTTCTATATATCTAACCCCGCCGGCAGAACTTAATTCTTATTATACTAGTGAAAATGGGTTTTTTAACTTCTATCTTTTATCTTATTGATTTTAAAATGAATAAAGTTTTGTATTAATTAGTTTGCTAATATAAAGTATTGATTTTATTAGATCACCGTATAATTATTCAGTTTTTCTGAATATTTATTCAGATCTACATAGATTTATTCATTAAATTTATAAATGCATCTAGAATGTGCTAGAATGCATTGTATATTTTAGTCCGATAAATTATATTAGTCTATCAGAAATAATGTAATAATACTTTAATAAATAACTATAGAATATAGAATAAATAGGATTAAGTATATGTTTGGACATTTTTATCATTCACAACTTAGAACATATGCATTACTGATGGCGAATTTGTTTAACAACATCAGTATAAAAAGAAAGGATAAAGGATTAATTAAAGTCCCTGTTACATACGGCTCTAAAGAAGCCTTTAATATGAAAATCAATTAGCTTTTACAAAAGCCAGTTGGTGGTGATACTGAATTAGGTGTTGAAACAATTTTACCAAGAATGAATGTGTAGTTAATTGATGTAATTTATGACGGACAAGCAAAAACGAGAACAACATTATCTGGGGTTCAATTTTCAAAAAATGGGAACAAAAAACAATATAACGTTTGGCCATGTAAAATCACATACGAGTTAAACATTCAGACAAGATACCAAGATGATATATATCAAATTGTTGAACAGATCCTTCCGTATTTTACACCTTATTTTATTTAGGAAATAAAAGAGAGATTTGAAGGTGATCTTGAAATTAGTCACAAAGTTCCGATTGAAATAGTTGGTATTTAGCCAGATGAACAACAAGCTTCGGGCCCAAATGAAAGAAGAAGACTAGAGTGGTCTATTCAATTTGCTGTAAGAGGGTATTTATATCCACCAGCTGAGAATTTAGGGAATATTATTAAAACTGTGTTTTTAGATTTCAGATAGTCTATTAATTAGGGTGATACTCCAGATGAAGCAAAAACTTGGGAAACATTAGATTATCAAATTACCCCAATTGATTCTGACTCTGAGACATGGAATGGTGATTATTTAGTTGGAACTGGTAAAGATGAAGTACCTAATTTTGAAAATCCAACACCAAGAGGCGCAGTAAGGAAAGTAAATGGAAGAAAATAAATTTAATAAAGGGTTAGATCTTTCTGATATTTTAGACATAACAACTGTACCCGGTATTGCATCTCTTGAAGAAGATGCAGTTTTACCTCCTATGGAACTTCCTGTTGTGTAGAGTAATCCTGATAATGTAGAACATGACTTAGATGATGATTATCAAATTATCAGACAAACTCAAATTAATCAATTAGCAATGTTAACTGAAGTATCTAAACAGATGGTTGAAATCGTTAGAAATTCTGACACACCAAAAACGGTTGAAATTTTTGCTAATTTAATGGACACTGTTACAAGAACAAATTCCGCTATTTTAGATAATTACTCTAAAATGAAAAAATTAAAAAATCAAGAATCAAAACCTAAAGCAATTGAAGCAGATTTTTCAGAAGTTAAAACTATGTAGCCATCAGAATTGCTCCAACAAGAGGGCACTAGGGATGATTATTTAGTACAGGAGTCATTTAAAGAGAAATGAAAAGTACTGCACATTTATTACCCGAGGATTTTGTTTAGATCTAGTCATTAGATAGATAGAAACGAGTTTTATCTGAAGATGATATTGATCGTCTGAAATCATTATATCAAGAACAAAGAAACCCAGAATATTTGAGATTAATTGATCTTGGGTATATTCCAATGATTAAGTCTCAGCATACAAATGAATACATGCCAGATTCTTTTGCGGCTTATGAATTCTTAAAACCGGTTAGACCTATTAAGCAACAATCACAAAATCCAAAAGAATTCAGAACATTTAAAGATAAAGATAATAAAAGAACTAGATACTTAGGTAAGCCTAATTTAAAACGGGCATATGTTAAAACTCCGTACACAAAAGAAATGCAAGAAGAATGGATAAAATGTCGTAATGATATTTTATATTTTGCTAGAAATTATTGTGTAATTTAGCATATTGACTTCGGTACGATTAAAATAAATCTATATGATTATCAAGAAGATTTGCTAGAGTTATTAGCAAATAACAGAATGGCAATTGCGAATCAATCTAGACAATCTGCTAAAACAACAACTACATAGATATTTTTAGCTCATTATCTCGTGTTTAATGAAGATAAAAATGCTGGTGTATTAGCTCATAAACATTAGATGGCAGTTGAGGTTCTTGATAGAACAAAACAAATTATTGAGTTTTTACCCGAATTTTTACAACCAGGTATTGTTGAATGGAATAAAGGTTAGATTGAGCTTGATAATAGATGTAAATTAACAGCATTTGCAGCATCGCCGGATGCAACTCGTGGACAATCGTTTTCATTAATTTATATGGACGAAAACGCCTTCGTAGAAAATTTCGACGAACTTTGGAAATCTGTATTGCCAACAATTTCATCTGGACGTAGATCAAAATTAATTGTAACTTCAACCCCTAATGGTTTAAATCATTTTTATGATATGGTTGATAAAGCTAAACGTGGTAAAAATGACTTTAAATTAATGGAAGTATTATGGTACGATGTTACACCAAGATTATATGGCCCTGATGGAAAATTTGATGATGGCCTTGCTTTCGTTACATCACAAATTACTGCATCATAGGTTGAAGCATATTTACAAGAATTCTGTTGTAGGTTTTTGGGCGCAGCTAATACATTAGTAAATGGTTTTGCTTTATAGAAATTAGAATGGATTGAAAAAATTTCAGCAGATTTTATTAAGTACAAAGAACCTGAAAAAGATCATAAATATGTGGCAACTGTTGATTGTGCTGAAGGAAGAGATCAAGATTATTCTGTTATTCAAATCATAGATGTGACTAAATTACCGTTTGAGCAAGTTGCAATTTATAGATCAAATAAAGTATAGCCATTATTATTACCATAGATCATCATGGCTAAAGCAGCAGAATATAATAATGCATGGGTTTACATTGAATTAAATTCCGTTGGGTATTCTGTTGCAAAAGATTTATATATTGACCTTGAATATGAGAATGTTATTGTAGATTAGTAGAAAGATCTTGGTATGAAACAGTCAAAAAGAACTAAAGCAATTGGTTGTAGTACATTAAAAGATCTTATCGAAAAATATAAATTAATTCTACATGATAAACAAACTATTTTAGAGTTAAGGGATTTTGTTCAAAAAGGATCTTAGTATGAAGCAAGAGCTGGTTTTCATGATGATACTGTAATGGCCTTGGTTATTTTTGCGTACTTAACAACTCAAGAACGATTCAATGATTATATGGAAACTAATTACAATTTAGTTAGAAATATGTTTAATGAAGAGCTTGAGGAATTAGAAAATTATCATTAGATAATATTCGCAGTTCAAGATGGGATAGATGATTTCAGCCATAATCTAGAAGATCCAACTGAATTTGGCGTTTTTACAAACTAAAATAGCGGCACGTGCCGCTATTTTTATTCTTTTATAAAATTATTTATAGAATGTGATATTACCACAATCATAAATCCAATTAATTCCATTTGCTTTCATATTTTCCTGTTCAGTTAAATTTTCATCAAAAGCATTTAATTTATCTTTTAGTTTATGTTTTTGCCAACCATTTCTAGATTCTAATTTTCCATTTACTAAATAAAAATAATTAGGACTACTAATATTTAGTAATTTAAATCCAGATTGATTATAAACATTACCAGCTGACCATCTTCTATTTGCGTATGAAATTAATGATGAATAATTTTTTAGTAATTTTGAAGCACCACCAATTACTGTAGTATCTAATTTAGAACATAGTCTTAATAATTCATACTTATAATTTTTATTAAATCTTGGCGTACTAATAACAGCTACTTGAACTAATTCACCTTCATAAAATAATCCTAAATTAATAGGACCTTTGATTCCACCTTGCAAATGGTTTTGTTCACAAAAATTAAAAGCAGTTTGTCTATCAATTTCAACAACTTTACATTTACGAGCATAAATTTTATTTTCGGTTAAACCTAGTTTATGTTTAATAACAGATTTCCAAATTTTTTGTTTATTTCTGTCATTCCATTCTATATCAAAAATATGAAGTAATTGAACACCTTTAGATTCGCATAATTCAGTTTTTTCCATGTGATAATTTTTATCTTTAAATTTATTACAATGCCAATAAACACCATCAATCTCAATCGCTAATTTTTTAGACGGAATATATAAGTCTAATTGTTTCGGGGAAATTAAATTCCAATCAGATTGAATTACATCAACATATAAAGATTTAACATATTCATATACTTCATTTTCCACGGCAGATACTTGTTGACCTATAATTCCATTATTAATCATAGTTTCATATGCTTTCGATTTAAATTCTGGAACTAAACCAACATTTTCTATTCCATATCTTTCAAGATTAGTTTGTTTAATTTTTTTTAAAACATTTTGATCTTGAGATGGGTATTCAACGCCTCTTAATTCTAAATTTTTATTTTTAATTTTTTCTTTTACTTCTGGAATTTGAAAAGAATAATAGAAACCATATTTCTTAAAATTAGTATTTTTGATTTTATCAGATACTAATTTATTTTTCATTGGGTGTGTTGTATTATAATTAGCCATCGAAGTACTTCTAAATTTATCCTTAGAGGCATCTAGCTGCATTATATGTTCTACACCGTATTTTTCTATATTAGTAGAAATTCTTTTTTCTAGAGCTGATTTAGACGATGATTTTACACTGTTAGAAATTTTTTCTTTTACAGATTGAATTTGTGAAACATTTTCAACACCATATCGTTTAAGATTAGTTTGTTTAATCTTTTCTGCTCGTTTTTTGAAATCAATATTTTTATAATTAGGATTGCATTTTCTAGAACAGTAAAAATCTGTTGAGTGTTTAATATTAGACCTAATTTGTACTTCTGTTAATTTCTTATTACACGTTGAGCAATATAATTTAAACGGTATATTTTTAATTTCCTGTAATAAAAGATATAATGAAAAATCATCGTTAAATCCATAATAATTACAAATAAAATCAATTTCATCTTTTGATAATAAATTCTTAATAGAATCTTTTCTAGTACAATTTTTACATTTATTTTTTAAATCATTTATCATATCTAATAAAAAAGGTATACCTAAAATTAATTAGATATACCTTATCAAAAATTAAGTTAATTTAAACTTATTTTCACAACCCTTTTACGAGGAAACGTCTGTAATAGCAGTTTCTACCGAAAGATGCAGTTGTAGGCATTGCAGAAGAAACTTGAGCCATGCTTGAAACTTTGTTGATAGCAGGATCTGCAAGTGGGTTAACTGCGATCGCATATCTCGTTTTGAAACCAATGACAGGTTGGAAATTTTTCGGATCAGTTGCACGTAACGGAGTTAATGGAACGTATGGGCAATATACTAAACCGGTATCCATTGCACTTGAACCTTTATAACCAACTGTTACGTAGTCAGTACGAGCATAGTGGTCGATATACACTTTATATTTACCAGCTAATACACCTGCAAACATAGATTTGTTTGTGTCAGTATTTAAACCAGTTTGAGTACCTTGAACACCCCATCCGATAAATACATCAGTAGATGCTAATGCTTGAACAACGTTACGAGATGCGATGATAATATTACCAGCACCACGACCAGTTTGACGAGCAATTTCGTTTGCTTCTTTATCAATTTGGAACATCAATGCTTTGAAAGATTCACCCGCCCAACGTGCAGATTTAACATCTTTAGCATTTGTGAAATCAAATACACCAGCGTCAGTGCCTTCGGTTCTTGTGAAACCAGTTTTACCAACTTGAGCTGTTGCGTTAATCCATTGAATTACTTCACGGTCGATTTCTAACATGATTTCTTCAGCCAAGATATTCTATAATTCAGTATCAGCATCTAAACCATGAACAGCTTTTAAATCTTGCGCTAATTCAATTGAATATTGTGCTTTTAATTGACGAGATTTAGCTTCAACAGTTTGTTTGTCGATTCTTAAACTCATTTCATTCCAAGGGTTACCAGTTGAACCGTTGAAACCTTCTTGAAGTTCAGCAAGAGATGTTGCCATACCTTCGCCAATTTCTACAAATTTACCTTCAGTAATTAATTTTTTAGCTTCATCTTCAGTTTTAGCAGTTGGAGTTACAGCTTCAGTTACTTGGAAGAAACGTAATTCATCACCTGTTTGAGCATTTTTGAATTCAACTTTAACTAAGTCGCCAACAGAATATGCAACTGCATCAAAATCTTTGATAGCTTTGAAGTTACCAGAGAATGAAGTTTGTGGAGCATTAGTTGGATGTTGAGCTTCAAACGCATTTTTATCTAATGGGTTGCCACCGTAAATTTTACGGAAAGTAAATACTTGGCCAGTTGATTGTGATAATGGTTGAACACCAGCGATATCAAATGCAATCATTTTTGGAATTGCTCTACGAACTAATCCCATGATTTGTGGACCAACGTTTACTGCAGCACCAGAATTTTTACCAGCTGCGATATTATCTGCATTATAACCAGCATCACCAGTAACAACAGCTTCAGAAATAGTTTTGAATTGTTGGATTACCATTGGATCTTGGTAAGCAGGATCATTTGCAAAGTCTTTTTCTTGGTTTTCAAAAATTGCAGCGATTGCTTCAGTTTTTGTTGGCATTTGTGGTAAACCTTCTGCGTTAATAAGTGGTTCCCATTTTTCTACTAATAAATTTTTATCCATTTAAAGATATTCCTATAAAATTGTTTTTATTATTTAATATTTATTTTAACCGCATTATCTTGAGAATTTAAGATATTGTGCGATCTGAGGGTTTACACTAGGAGCAGGTTTACCGCTGCCTGGTTCAACGTAATTTAAATTTTCTTTAACGATTTCTTTTTCTTCAGATTTTTCTTTTTCTTCATCAGAATCGTTATTTTCTTCATCAGATTCTTTTACTGATTTTTTAGATGTTGCTTCAACCATTTGAACAATAGTTCTTAATTTTTTCTCAACATTTTCATCAATCTAAATCTATTCTGATAAAGCAATCACTTTTTCAATTTGTGATTCAGTTAAATTTTTAGTAACTTCTTTGATGATATCTTTAACTTTAGATTCTTGAGCTTCTACAGTTAAACGTTTATTTTCTTTCATTAAAGAATCTAATTTTGTTTGAAGTTCATCACATTCTTGTTGAAGTTCTTCATAAACATCTACTTGTTCAGTTGGAACATTTAAGTTATGCTCAACAAAAACATTTGATAATGATTCAAAAATAGAATCAAATAATTTAGCTTTAAGACTGTTATCAATCGCTAATTTATTTTGTTCTTTCCATTCTCTTAAAAAATCATCAATATAAGTTTGAGTAGCTTCAGTTAAAGCTTCTTCACGCTCTTGATATTTAGCTTCAATCTATTCTGTGATATCTAAAACATCTTGAGTGTGTTTTTCTTCTAATTCTTTAGTTGCTTCTTCTAAAACAGATTCCTAAATCTGAATAGCTGCTGCTTGTACAGCGGTATCAAAAGTTACTTGAAGATTTTCTTTTAGTTCATCAGCTAATTCTAAACCTTCAAACAAAGATGATAATTCTACAGCAACATCCTTAGACTTTTCAGTGATAAGTGTATGTAAGTTTTCCATCTATAATTTCCTAAATTGTATATAATATTATTTAAAAGATTATTTCTGAAAGTGTTGTTTAACACGTTCAGCTAAAGATGTCATCTGTTTAGCATCTTCATTTTTCTTTTTAAATTTTTGTAATGCTTCTACGATAGTTTTCGCATGATCATTACCATTTGTTTTATTTATAACTTTTTCTGAAACAATTTTTTCTATGTTATCTTCAGAAAGTTCTTTATGCTCTGTAATAGCTTTAACAAATGCATTTGGAGCACTTGGCCCCCAGACGATATCAACTCCAACTGTAAGTTTAAAACCGTCTTGTACTTCATTATATGAGCCTTTATTAACAACTCTACCAAGACCGCGAGAACTAACACCAGGAATCCAACCAGCACGAATTAATGCAGCAACTTTATCACCTTCTGCATAATCACCAGTAGCAACTCTTGCTCTACCCATTACATTATTACCTTCCCACCATAATTTTTCAATTACAAGACAGGATTTCATTGGGTCAGCGTATGGTCTAGCCGGGTGGTTTAATTCACCTAAAGATTGTCTTGGTGCAATTTGTTCTTTGATATAATTATCAACAGCTTTTTCAAGGATTCTTTTTGGATATAATCTTTTATTACCATTAATAACATCTGCTTGCAGAAATACACCTTGGATATATAATGCTTTTGGGTCTAAGTCTTTTGCTTCTGTTAAAGAACTCATTTGTTCAGAATTTAAAACTTCTACTGGAACACCCCAGGATTCAATTAACAACTCTTCCATGATATTCCTTATAAACCAAATGCTTTACGTTTTAATAATGCTTTTCTACGTTTTCTTAATGCTTTTCTACCAATAGATGGATTTGCTCGTTTAGTTCTTCTAGTTTTTCTAGCAATTTCTCTACGTTTAGCTTTAGATAAACCTGTTGTGATAGTTGCCATACGTTCTCTGGTTTTTCTATCTTTAATTCTTCGAATCTGACCAGACGCATTTACTGTACGAACAAATTTTTCCTCGAGATATTCATCCTAAAGCATTTCATCAAAATCAGATGTACACTCATCTAAAGAATACCCGTTTACTAATTGATAGATAATAGTTCCAAGTTCAAACGAAGAATCTTCATTAATCATATTGATCTAAATATTTTCAATTTCTTCTTGATTAAAAGATTCTTCTAATGTAGAATAGTATTCAAACGCAGCTTCAAAAATATTTTCCTGCGTCATAATTATTATTCCTGTTCTTCTTTAGAATCTTTTTCTTTATCAGTTTCTTCAGACTCGTCAGATTCATCTGATTTATCAGTATCTTCTTCGTCCAATTCAACTTTTGCTTTCTAAGTAATTTCGTCTTTAGCTTCTTTGAATAATTTTAAAAGGCTTTCTTCAACTAGCTCTTCCATTTTATCTTTAAAGCCAACGTAGTCTTTATTTTCTACTAATTGTACTAAATTCATTTTTATTCCCACGTGTATAAAAATAAGTTTTCATTAATATATAGTTATTTATAATATAATAATGGAGGAATAATATGTTAAAAGAAATAGAAGAAAAATTAACAGATGGATTAAGTGGTTATACTTTTTAGTACCAACGGATGAATAAATTATAGGATGCAGAGAAATCCTTTATTATTAATAATATTCATCCCGATTTGAAAATTGGATGTTATATTATTTACCAAAAGAAAATTCATAATCATGAATGTGTTCTATATTGTAAAAATTGTAAAAAGAATTTAACATTTAAACAGATTTAGAAAAAGAAATAGTTTTGTTGTTTTAAATGCGGCGAAAAAGAACGTATTAAAAAGGCAGAACAAACCTTATTAGAAAAACATGGAGTTAAAAACGCTTTTCTTATTAATAGGGAAAAACAAAAAGAAGCATGTAGATTAAAGTATGGGACTGATTATTATGTGCAAACAGAAGAGTTTAAAGAAAAGTATAAGCAGTCATGTTTAGAAAAATATGGTGTAGATAATATTAGCAAGCTTGGTATTGCGAAATATAAAAATGGCACGCGATGGTCTAAATAGTTAAATTATGAATTTATTGATAATTTTGTAAATAAATTTCATGACAAAGAAATCGATCAAAAAGATTTTAGAGAATTTATTAGCAAATAGAATATGTAGTTAAGTCATAGCTACAAGTATTTGAATAGACATAATATTATATTAAAAAAATCTGAAAGTTATTTAGAAACAAAAATAAGAGAATTTTTAGCTTAGCAAAATATTGTTTTTAATTGTAACAATAGAACGATTATAAAACCAAAGGAAATTGACATCTACATTCCTGAATTGAAATTAGCATTGGAAATTAATGGTGATTATTGGCATTCAGTAGAAATACAGTCAAATAATAAACAATTAGAAAAAACAGAATTATGTGAATCTAAAGGAATCAGATTAATTCATATTTGGGGTAATGAGATTTTTACTAAGTGGAAGTTAATTAGATATATTTTATTATGTTATATTAATAGAAAAATCCCGTTATGGCATGGAAACAAATTACCAAGGGATTATTTTTAGACGCTAGATTTCCCAGATTATAAAATAGAAGAACCAATCTTAGAAAAATCTGGTAATTTTTCTGTTATGAAGACTGGAAACCTTATCCGACAACTGGATTAAAGATAAAATCAATCACCAATTTTATAAGTGATTGATTTTATTATAAAAATTAAGCTGGAAGCCACCAATCGATCTAGAAAGTCACATCAAATGTTGCGACCTGGTTATTGGACTCCCAGTCCATTTGAATTTCTGCGATATTAGTTGGCCATACACCTTCGAAGTTATATGATTTTGTTTCTCTGCCTTGACGATCGATAGCAGTAATTGTTGCTTGTTTTTTGTATTGAGCTGGGATATCACCTTGAATATCTTTACCAATCGCATGAGCTGAGTTTTGCCAATCAATTAATTGCTGACGAATATTATGATCCGCATCTACATAAACAGTTACAGTCCAATCTTCATAAGTACGATCACCGGCGAGATTAATCTTTTTGTTCATATATGACAACGGAACTTTTTCTACAACCGCAACTGGGATCTAAGAAGCTTTAATTTTAAATTCAGTTTCTCTTCCTAAAAATGGAATTTTAACTTTAAAAAGATTGCTTCTTGCAACATCACCGGAGCTAAATGCTTTTGTAATATCTGTTACACTAAGAGCCATTATTTTACCTTACTAAAATAAGTTATTATTTTTATATTGTTATTTAATTTATTTATTTCAAATAAAAAGGCACCTAAATGGTGCCTTTATGAATATAATATTCAAAATTAAATTTTCGCTGTTCCAATTAATTCTTGGAAATCTGCACCAGTAGCTGTAGCAATAAAGTTTAATTGAATAAAGTTGATTGATCTAGCTGGTTGAATCCAGAAACTAGCAACAAAATTATTTGAATCAATTACTTGCGGAGTATTATTTGTTTCATCGCATTGTACTAAGAAATTATACACACCGCCACGATCTTGAATTGTTCCTAAATATCCAGAAGCTTCGGTTCTGAAACTATATCTAGTGAATTCATCATTGATTTCAAATTGTACTGATCTAGCCATTTTGCTGATATTGCGTTTCAACATATTAAATAGTCTACGAACATTAATACGGTCAAACGGAGAAGCAATAGTTGTAGCAGTTTTATCACCATATAAAACGAATCCAGATGATGCAAAACCACATACTGGGTTAACACCCTCGGTATACATACGATCTCTATGGGCTTCACGTGTTTCGATTGCTAATTTAATAACATTTTTCAACATACCACGTTTAAATCCAGCTGGAGACATCCATGGATAGCTAACATTATCAGTTCTTACGCATAAACCTGCAATATCACCCGCTAGAGGAATCCAACGGTTGATGCCGTTATATTTATCGTACTGATATTTTGCGTTGCCTATAATCACTGTATATGTGCTGTTAATATTCATATTATGTTCAACGATTTGATCATTATGGCCAATTTTTCTACCGCGACGCCATTCAACAATATTATCTGTTGCTTCACTTACAGATTTGTTCACGATAAGTTCTAATGGTGTATCAACGATAGCAAGACATTCCATTCTAGAATCTGCTAAAGCAGAAACATATTTTTGAACAGTTGATGCAACTTGAGCGCCTTCAGAAGCAACTGCGCCAGCAATTAATAAATCAATTTCAATATTTTCTTTATCAGAGAATAAATCCCATGCAGTCATCCAAGGTTTTGCTTCTGTTGTGTTGTTACCAGAATCACCACCGGATAATTCTAAAGAACCTGTAAATTTATTAAGATCATCTGAAATTAAGTAAACATAATCAGAAGACCCGTTTCTAAAATATAAATCAGCAGAAATATTATTACCGTATGTATCTTTTTCGGTTTCTTTTACCTAAAGAACTTTCTACTCAACTAATTGATCGCCTTTTTGGACAACAAATAAGAATTGATTCTCATTTTCTGGTCCAAAAGCAGAAGCAGCTTTAACATTTACTAAATATTGTTTACCCGACGGGAATGCATTTAATTTAACAGTTCCATTTACAGCTGTTTCATATTTAGCTTTGTTAATAACATGAATCACTAAATCATTACCAACTTCACCAGCATATTTAGCAACAGCAACTGGGATATTATGTTTAGTAAATTGATCTTTAGTTTCAGAAGTTAACAGAGTATCGAATTGGAATTCATTTTGAACTAAAATTGTCTATTTTTCTTCAATACCTAAACTTGTAATTTGTGCACCTGCACCACCTGCTAATGATTCGATTTTAACAGACCATTTTACTGGATCGAATTCAGCTAATCCTAGTTTAGCTTTAGTTTCAATAATTTCTTCAGATGGAATAAATGCTTTTTGGATTGCGCCATCAATCGAAACTTCAGTAACATAACCGGTTTTAGTTAATTCTTTTTGATCAAAAACTACTGTAATTTTATCACCAACTGAATATCCTGTGCCTGGATTTTGAATCACAAAGGTTGTTCTATTTGCTAATGCAGATGCATTTTTTGCTTTAGCTGTATCAAGTAATCTAACAGTTCTTAAATCATTACCGTCTAACAAGAAGTTCTACGCACAGAAAAATGACTATGCTGAATAATTATCTGGAGTTCCGTATTTTTGAACTAAATCGGTTTCATTTACTACTTGTTGAATAACGTTCGCAGGACCCCATCTAAATTTACAAACAATAGCAGCTGTACCAGTTGAACTTTCAGAGACATTATATTGTAATGATGTTTCTTTTGCGTTAATACCTGGGCTTAACATTGACATTATTTTATTTCCTTTACTTAAAAATTAGTACTAATTTTATTAATTATTTATAATGATTGAATAAAAAAAAATAACTTAAGGAAAAATATGAAAACATTAAGCGAATTATTAAAAGAATCATTTGCTGATGACAAATTAAACTTAACTGAAGCAAATGACGAAGAATCAAGAGTTATCTTAAAAGTAACTAAAGATGTTAAAGCAAAAGTTTAGAGAAAGCTAAAAGCCGTTAAAGCTAAATGGTATGACAAAGATACAATGGGTATTTTATTTTAGGAATAGCAACCTATCCAAGGATATGATCTTGGTATTTTGATAGTGCTTGAACGTGAAAAAAATTCAGATTACTTTTCCGTTAAAGATGAATATGTTGGCGCATTTAGTCATAAATTATATACAGATGGCGCAAAATCAGTAAATCTCCTCGGAACATTTTAGTAGTATTAAATATAAAAATAAAGGCCGTATTTAACGGCCTTTTGTGTAAAATTAATTTGCAATTTTTTGAAATTCTGCAATAGTTTTAGCTAAACGTTCTTTTTCCCAGTCAGCATACCCAAATTTTTGTATCGCGTTTGTATAAGAATTTAGTCTATAAATTACATCTTGAATAGAACTTAACTCAGTCTGTATTTTCTAAAAGTCAATTTTTGCATCAGTTTCAAATGCTTGATTCAAAAGTTTATTAAATTCTTTCTTAATATTTTCAATTTTTAATGCAACTTTACCTTCAACAACTTTTCTAGCAGCATCAATTTTTGTCATTGTATCAGCAGGTAAACGACGACCTTGAAGCGGTTGATTTTTCTATCTTGCTGCAGATAGTTCTTCCCTATTTTTGTCAGCGGTCAAACCTTTAATGGTGATTTGAAATTTACCAGATTTGAAAAGATAATTAATCTTTTCATTATATTCTTCAAATTTCATAGTCTTATCAGGGTCGACAGAAGTTCTAGCTAAATCATATATCAAATATGCAACTTTATCAGCAGCATCTGCGAGTTTTAATGTTGGGATGTCTTTATAAATAGGCGCACGTGTTTTTCTATCTCGCCCAATTTGTTTATTAACTGTAGCAAGATTTCCGTTCTAAAATCTTAAATTAACATCTGTTTCATTGTGAAATGAATCCCTTTCAGCCATCACTAGTGGCTCATCGTTAACTTCCAACCAAACAGCAGCGTATGGCTGATTTTTTGACAAATATTTTCTAAATAATTTACCTACGTCGCCGTCTGAATGAATAGATCCTTTTTGCGCCAAAACTACAACTTTAGATCCTTGGCCAGCTTTTACATCAGATCTTTGTAATGCATATGGGCCAGTCTATGATTTTTTCCATGAACTAGGTAGATCATTAAATGAATTAATTGCTTCTTCAAAAACTTCAATCTATTCGTAAACTAAATTTTCCGTTGCTTGACTGATAAGTTGTTCTTCAATTAATTGTGATAAGGTTTTTCTCATTTTTTTTATTCCTTAAAATATTATTTTAATTTATTTATTCTTAGTCTTTATCAGATGGATCAGAAATTTCTTTCTTTTTAATTATAGTTTTCTCTTCAGATTTTTCTTCATCTTGATCTTCTATGCCATCATCACGATCATCTTCATCGTCAGAATTATCTGAATCAGAATCATTCTAATGATGTTCATAATCATCCTAGTTACCAGAATCATCTGAAACATCATCATATAAACCAAGTTTTTTCTCTTCTTTAATAGCTTCTAATTGTTCTTCAACTTCATCTTCTGTCATATTAAAGATATTTTTATAAGCAAATCTATATGAGAACATTTTTCCTAAATAATTCTCAATACCTTGCAATGTTTGGAATTTTTTATCTAAAACTTCTAGTAATTTCATTTCTTCAAAAAATGAATCTTTTGCGAATACAAATTTAATTTTAGATTTATTTTCTTCCCATTCTTCTTGAGTTATAATTTTCTTAATAACAGATTGAGTTTCTAAAGGATCGAAAAATATTTTACTAAATTCTTGTTGTAATTGATTTACAAATTTCTAGAACGATAATTCATCACGAGTAATTTCAGAACCATTAGTAAACATTGACTGATTTTGGGCATTTGGGATTCTAGATAAAGGAATACGCAATGCTTCATATAATTTTTGAGAAATCCATTCTATATCGCCGGTTTCCCCAAGTTGTTGAGCCCCAGGCAAAGCTTGAACTTCTGTTTTTGCATTACCATCTCTACGAGTTAGCCAAAAATCTTCCATCATGTTCATGTTATTATACTGATTGCTAACTGTGCCATCGGTTGAATTATAAATAGTTCTGTTTTTTACAGATTGCATAATTCTGTTAACTTGTTCTTGCGCTTTAGCTGGAGGTAAATTACCAACATCAATATAAAATACTCTTCTTTCCGGTGCTCTCGCAATACGATAAATAGCTAAAGCATCTTGAAGCATATTCAACATATTAGATAATTTAATTGCTCTAT